ACCTTAAGAGTGTTAATCTGATATTCTCTCTCGAGTGTAGGCTCCAGCGCCCAAATTTGCTGGTTACCCCCCGACCGTCCTGAAACGATCACCACTTACTCTTCCCGAGCAGGCCTACAGGGGTTCCTGTAGGGTAATTCTCGTATTACGTACGCCAGTTGTTTAACTCCGTCTGGTGGAAGCGGCTTAGCCCCCGGTTACCTCCGGCGAGGTTTGCTATTCATACATTGCAATCAATTAAGATCAGTCAGTAAATGATAACTCATACTAGTCCTCTATCCTCTAGCAGCATCCAGTTTTACTTGTTGATGCAAGTGATTTTCACGGCGTTCACGCCATACCTAGACAAGTGGGATTGGGGCCCCTTGATAGACACAAAGTTAATTGCATTTATCGTCATAACTCCTGACCAGCAGGGACTCGGCCGGCTAGTTGTCAAGCTAGTGAATGCCTTCCGAACTCGTGGTGCCATGTTGTCAACCATGGATTAACTTCACCAGAAACCCGTCTAAACGGTGATTGCGGCGTCCAACGTCACGATTGTGATGTCGGCCACAGCAAACCCCGTCAAGGATAAAGTGTCAGCGAAGCTTATTGAAGTTGCACCATTTAAGATGCATTTTACAACAAGCACAAACGCCTCTCTTTGACCATAACTAGTGGTTATGGATGAGACTGTCGTAGCAGCGCCGCTAACACCATTACCCAATAAATTATAGGCTGTACAATTAGTGAGTGATGGAGTGATCGTAAAACCACCTGCGGTATTTGCAGATGATATTACAATAGTTATCTCATAAAGTGCGTTCGCAACACCATTGAAGTTTAACACATTTCCGGTTTTGGATACACCAGCCAAAGACCCAGAGGCCGAGACAGGGGTGGTACCGAGAATGTTGCCGCTAGCGACACCAGATGTAACAAAATGATACATTGGGTTATTAACGCTCGCAAGTGTTGGTGGGATTACTGGTTTCAAAAACTCAACGCAGTAAGTGACCCACAACTCACCAAGATTTGGATTACCAGAAGGGTTAGATTGGGTTGCGAACTGGAAGTTCCCCCAATCATACAATCTAGCGTCCTGGCCGCTTGGTACTGGTCCAGTCCGAACGAACTTAATAGGATCGATTGTGATGTTTGGATCACACTCGATCATGTGCATTAAGTTTACGGTTGGCTTGGTACTAACCGCAAACTCTGAATTCTCCATCTGTTGTTTGTTAACGAATACGGATTGCGAAGCGTTGTAATTCGTCGCCAAAACAACAACACCTGGCTGACCGTTGGTGACAAAATCTGTCAACAGCGATCGGAACTCAAAAACAACACCATGAAATTTATACTGTTGGTAATTTTGAGCGATTGTAGCCAGCCACGGGAAAGTGGTACTGTTACCTGGTTGTAATGGGTAATTTAACACATTAAACGCAGATGTACCACTGATGTCACCGAGATACTCTCGATGGCAAATAATATTGGTCGCATGGGTTGTATCAAACTTAGGGATTTGACCGGCATTCCCCAAAATATTATATTTTGGTTGACTACCGATCATTGTGTAATCACCTGAGCCGAAGATGGAACCGATACCGGTTCCTAACCAGCGACCAACGGTCTTACCAACCCCAGATAAGCCATAGAGAGATCCAAGAGCGTTTCCGATCTCGGCTCCTCTATCACCAAATGGAGTCGGTTTAGGTTGTGTCTTTTGTTTAGCAGTAGACATGTTCTGCTTGGATTTCTTTTGTTTTGTTTTCAAAGGCATAGTATTGGATCCCGCAGCCTTGACACGGGACTGTACATCATGTTGCAACCTAAGCGCCGTGCAGTCTCTTGGCATTTTGTTTAGCACTAAAGTAATAGTTTTGGGCTTTTACGCAACACAACCCAATGCTCACAATGGCAAATTTGTGAACCGGTGTTGACTATCCCCTTGTGTAAAGGTATGATTGTGATAATATTTCTCTACACATATCTGAGCAGCCGGTGGTATATTGGTGGCCCAGTAGAACGATGCCCTCGTTTCAGGGGTGATTGTGGTATTACGGAAATCCATACCAATGGAGAGTCGCCAAAATCCACCCTCTAAGGTTGGATCTTTAAGCGGCTCAGTACCATGAGAGTTTCGTAGGAACATCTCATAGTACGCCTGCATCACAGGTATACCCTTACACAACTTCATCCCGCCCTCACCGACCGCAGCCAACCAGCGTTCAGTGAGTAGTGGGGTTGTTAATGGCTTGATGGCAACAGCATCTTTCGACACTGTAACGGAAGGTTTCCTAACCATCACATAGTTTCCAGTATTATCTAGTATAGGATGACATTGACAGAATTCAATTCTCTCAAATATGTCAACAGGTTTCTCAATTTCCATTTCAAACCCAAAGGATCTGAAATGGTCAGGAATAACAGAGAGTATCTCCATCAAATCAGACTTGTTACAGATAATGACGCAATCATCACCATCATTCATAAGAGAGAACCTGAACCTGTCACGAAGTAAAAGTATGATTGAACAAACAATTAATACATTACCTAGTGACGTGTTTGTATCTCCACTAGCACGGTTGTGCATTGTATGGTAAGTCACCTTATGACCTTCCACGTATGACACTGCTTGGTTATTTCTTTGCAGTGAGCACAACCATTTAAAATACTTATCTCCTCGGTAAAATAACTGATATACAGCATGTTCCCACTCCAACATGGCGTTTGATACATGTTGATCAAACCGCTTAGCGTCAAGACCTACAGCAACAGGGTCCTTATAAAGACACCATTTCTTATAAGCCTCAACACCACGTCGTTGTGCGTTCATACCTTTGAATACAGTCACTTCACCATAGAGATCGTTGATACCACCATAAATTTTCTTCTCTATAGGCTTATGATACCTACCGGTCTCCACAAGGTACCTCGGATCACGTGGTTGGATGATTCGGGGTACGGGAATTTTGTTTGTGAAGTTGTACTTTTCAGTTTTAACAAAGGCCTTGATCTTAGAAAGATAAGAAAAGAACCCTAGTTGTACATTCTTTTCACACGCTTCAAGATAGACAGCCCTTCTACGACCCTGGTATGACTCAGCAAACTGCCGAGCCTGCATCGGGGTGGTATATTGAGCTTTTCTCTTCAAGCGGATAAAAACAGAAGACAACTCCTCGAACACAAATGCCCTGTCAGGACGTTTTGGTTCAAGGAACTCGTCATCATATTTGACATAGAAGACTCGTTCCTTGATTGCCCTGACCAATGCGGTGAGAGTTTGGTGGTAAACCAAGAAGTTATTCGTTACTGAGACCCCAGTAAAACAGAAAACGTTTCTTGGCCTGAAGGGTTTGGCACTCATTTTTGTTACCTTCAGGAAAGGGTGATCTGGTGCCTGACTTTCATCACAGACCACCCCAGGTAACATACATGAGCCCCATCATCTCCCTTGGTCAACCGAGTGGAATACCCGGTTGTAACAAGAGAGAATAAGCCCCTCCAACTCCAAGAGTACTTTGGAGATTTGAACCGTCTACGACGGTCATTGAAAGCTTTAGACGCACGTAGATGCGTTGCAAATATCTCCTCCTCCGTTGGAACCATCGCTAGTTCCAATGCAGCAGGTAATAACGCGGAAATATGCGTCGGACGCACACCGTGTTCCACCATGGCCATTCGTAACCATCGTTTTACGATGAGACGATTAGCCACAGTATCTTGCTCAAGGCCTTCAATTTCATCACGAGCTCGTCGAGCAATGTATGATGTGAATTTAGGACGATCCCTTGGTGTAGGAATTTCGTCATGTTCATCGTGTTCAGTTAGGCTGAGTGCAGATCTCTCAGCTTCCTCGCCAACACGTTCACCCATAACAGCAGCCCAAAGAATATTGAACTCGTTGATGAAGCACTCAAATAGGTAAATTAACAATAACATAACCTGATTAGCCAACATATCGAATAAAAAGAATAATAACGACGTTTGATTATCGACCAGCAATAACCACTCTATACAGGCGACGAATAGCATTTTCATTAGTTGTTCGATTTCTGTTATGGTAGTCATGTTGTTGTTAATAGCGTACCGCCACTACACCACTGGGTAGGTGACACCACCATAAGCAAAAGGTACAAAAACT